TGTAAAAGGTGATAGTCATGAGAGTGCATACATGGAAGGTCAACGCAGCGTACTTCTATTTATAAAACAAATGCTGCAAAAGGAGAATAAGAATGTCAAGTGAACAGATAACACAAAGTAATGTGCCTGTAGAAGAGACAACAACTACTACAGACACTCCTCAACAAACAGAACAAACAATTAGTTCTACAACAACAGAACAACCAACTGTTGCTAAATCTTGGAAAGATACAATCTCAGAAGAGTTTAGAAACGATCCAAACATTTCTAAGTTTACAGAAATAGATGCGTTAGCTAAAAGTTATATCAACGCAACTAGAATGATTGGTCAAGATAAAGTTGCAGTACCAAATGAAAACTCAACAGACGATCAATGGCAAGAAGTTTATGGAAAACTAGGTAGACCAGAATCTCCAGATAAATATAAACTAGAAGCTAACTCAGATGTAGTTCCATTAGATGAAGGTGCAATAAAACAATTTGCAGAGAACGCACATCAACTTGGTTTAAATAATAAACAAGCACAAGGTATCTTAGAGTTTTATAAAAATTCTATGGAAGGTTCTGCACAACAAGCAAGAGTAGATACTGAAACTGCACAAGCAAATGCTGAAGCTGAACTTCGTAAAGAATGGGGTAGAGCTTATGATGATAACATTAAGAAAGCTGGATCAGTTGCTAAAGCAAACATGAACCCACAAATTTTAGATATGGAACTAAAAGATGGTACAAGATTAGGAGATCATCCAGAAGTTATCAAAGGTTTTGCAAACATTGCAAACATATTATCTGAAGATAAATTAGTAGGTACTGAAAGCGAAAGTGTCGACAAAGGTACAGACTATGAAGCTGAGATTAGCAAACTTGTTAATGATAGAGATGGTCCATATTGGAATAAGTCTCACCCAGATCATGACAAAGTAGTTCAACAAGTATTTACTTTGAGAACAATGCTTAATGGATAAAGAAGAACTAAGATTAGAAATACTTCGTATTGTAGTGGAAGCTGGATCAGAGAATCAAAAATCTAATCCCTTGCCAATCTGCGAAGAATATTATAAATGGATTTGTAAGGCGAGTGAAAATTCGCCTAACAAAAGAAAGACAATTCGTAAGAACCTTTCTGACAACAAGGAATAGACTTGTAGTCTAAAAGACTTTAAATCCAAGAGAAGCCAATTTTTTTGAGAACTCCTCTGATTTTGTTTAATAATAACTTAACAAATAATAGGAGACAATTATGTCAACTGAAATAACAAAAGCATTTGTAGAACAATATAGTTCTAACATACAAATGTTATCACAACAAAAAGGTTCTCTTCTTAGAGATAAAGTAAGATTAGAATCTGTAACTGGTAAGAACGCATTCTTCGATCAAATCGGAAGCGTTACTGCTACAGTAAGATCAACTAGACACTCTGACACTCCACAAGCAGATACTCCTCACTCAAGAAGAAGAGTTTCACTTGTTGACTACGAGTTCGCAGACTTAGTTGATGATCTAGATAAAGTAAGAATGTTGGTAGATCCTACTTCTAGCTATGCACAAGCTGCTGCTTTTGCAATGGGTAGAGCTATGGATGATGCTATCATTACTGCTGCAACTGGTGCTGCTGATACTGGCGTAGCTGGTGGTACTTCTGTTGCATTACCTTCTGGTCAAAAAATCGCTGAAACTGGAACTGTAGGTTTAACTATTGCTAAACTTAGAGAAGCAAAAGAGATTCTTGACTTAGCTAGCGTTGATCCGTCAATTCCAAGATACATCGTAGTATCTCCTAAACAGGTTACAGACCTATTAGGAACTACTGAAGTAACTTCAAGCGACTTCAACACAGTAAAAGCATTAGCTCAAGGTGATGTAAGTACATTCTTAGGATTCAACTTTTGTGTATCTAACAGATTGTCAATCGCTTCAAGCAAAAGAAAATGTTTTGCTTTCGCACAAGATGGTCTTGCATTAGCTGTTGGTAAAGATTCAACTGCTAGAATTGATGAAAGATCAGACAAAGGTTACGCAACTCAAGTCTACTATTCTGCTGCATTCGGTGCAACTAGAATGGAAGAAGAAAAAGTTGTAGAAATACTTGCTCACGAAGCATAGTAAATAAATTTTAGGGGGTGGAAGCGAGAGTGGAAACCCCCTAGAGTGCATGAAGAAGATACAAGAATTAAAATCTGTATTACATTTTAAAAAAGATAATTATGTATATAGGTATGTTTTGGTAGACAGATTTCAAAATGATAGCAAAAATCATTATGGATTTGATACTAAAGAAGAGAGAACAACAGAAGAAATTTTCGCTTTAGAAAAAGATAGACAGATAAGGCGAAAGTATATTATAAGGAAGTAGTATGGCATCAGTAGTAGACATTTGTAATGGAGCATTAAACCAACTTGGTGCATCGACAATATTATCACTTACAGAAGATTCAAAGAACGCAAGACTTTGCAACGCAAGATACACACAGGTTAGAGATAGTTTATTTAGATCTCATCCTTGGAATTGTTTAATTAAAAGAGTTGAACTAGCAAAAGATACAGAAACTCCTTCATGGGGTTTTAGTTATCAATTTACTTTACCTGCTGATTGCTTGAGAGTTCTTACAATTTTAAATTATGATTATGATTATAAAATTGAAGGAAGAAAAATTGTAGCAAATCATGGAACAGTTAAGATACAATATGTATCAAGAATAACAGATCCAAATCAATATGATGAGTTATTAAGAGAAACAATATCTGCTGCATTAGCTGCTGACATTGCATACGCAGTTACATCTTCTAACCCTGTTGCTTCTAATATGTATAATTTATTTCAAGATAAATTAAAAGAAGCTAGATTTGTAGATGCTACTGAAGGTCAGAATACTAATCCAGATAATGGTCAATCAGATGTTATTGGATCTTCTTCATTCATAAACGCAAGGTACTAACCCATGGCTAGAGTTGCTGTTCAATTAACGAACTTTACAGGTGGCGAACTATCACCAAGATTAGATGGTAGAAATGATTTACAAAAATATTCTACAGGATGTAAGACATTAGAAAACATGATTATCTTCCCTCATGGAAGTGCAGCAAGAAGAAGTGGTACACAGTTTGTAGCAGAAGTAAAAGATAGTTCTAAAGAAACAAGATTAATTCCTTTTGAATTTAGTACAACACAAACTTATATGTTAGAGTTTGGTAATCAATATATAAGATTCTATAAAGACAATGGTCAAATATTATCCGGTGGTTCAGCTTATGAAATTAGTTCACCATACTTAGAAGCAGAACTATTTGATATTAAGTTTGCACAATCTGCAGATGTTATGTACATTTGTCATCCCAATCATCCAGTACAAAAATTATCTAGAACAGGTCACACATCTTGGACACTAGCTGATGTTGTATTTACGAATGGTCCATTTATGGATCACAATATTGAAACAACAACTATGACAGCATCACATACCAATGCTGGTCAAACAGGTACATTAACTTTATCATCAACTACTGGAATAAATTCTAATCAAGGTTGGTTATCAACTGATGTTGGAAGATTAGTTCATATGCTTGATGGTCATGTAAAAATTACAGGCTACACATCATCAACTGTTGTTGATATGGAAGTAATATCAGACATATCAAATGGTTCAGCTACAACTGATTTTGCATTAGGATCTTTTTCAAATACTACTGGTCATCCTTCTTGCGTAACTTTCTTTGAACAAAGATTAGTATTTGCAGCAACTTTATCTCAACCACAAACATTATTCTTTTCTAAATCTGGTGATTATGAAAACATGGATGATAATTATCATGGAACAGTAGCAGATGATGATTCTATTATTTATACAATTGCATCAAACCAAGTAAACGCAATTAGATTTATGACAGCTACAAGAACTTTAATCATTGGTACTGCAGGGGGTGAGTTTGCAGTTAGTGGTGGTGGAACTGATATTGCAATAACACCTACAAACATATTAATTAAAAAACAATCTAACAATGGAGCTGCAAATGTAGATGCTCTAGCTGTTGGTAACGCAACTTTATTTTTACAAAGAGCAAGAAGAAAATTAAGAGAACTAGCTTACAATTTTGATGTTGATGGTTATGTGGCTCCAGATCTAACTATCCTTGCCGAGCATATTTCTGAAGGTGGATTTAAACAACTATCATATCAACAAGAACCTAACCAAATTATTTGGGGTGTTAGAAACGATGGTCAGTTAATTGGTTTAACTTATCAAAGAGAACAGCAAGTAGTTGCTTGGCATAGACATATATTTGGTGGTAGTGCAGTTTGTGAAAGTGTTGCTACAGTTCCTACAGATGATTCAGAATATCAAACATGGGTTATCAATAAAAGAACAATCAATGGTGCTACAAAAAGATATGTAGAATATATTCATCAATATGACTTTAATGAAACAGATGATACTTCATTTAATTTTTTAGATTCACAATTAGCTTATGATGGTTCACCTGCTACAACTATATCTGGTCTGTCACATCTTGAAGGTGAAACTGTTTCAGTATTAGCTGATGGTGCAACTCATCCAGACAAAGTTGTTAGTTCTGGATCAATCACATTAGATAGATCTGCAAGTAAAGTTAAAGTTGGATTGGGTTATACATCTTTATTACAAACAATGAGAATAGATGCAGGTTCACAGAATGGTACATCACAAAGTAAAACTAAAAGAATCTATGAAATTACTGCTAGACTTTACGAAAGTATTGGTGTGGAGATTGGTCCAGATCTAGATAACATGGAACGAATACCATTTAGATCTTCAGCTAACGCAATGGATAGTGGTATCAATGTATTTACTGGAGACAAAGAAATAGAATTTAGAGGTAACTACGAGACAGATGGTTTTATATTTGTAAGACAAACTCAACCTTTACCTTTGACGATACTATCTTTATATCCTAAACTTCAAACTAACGATGGATAGAATATTAAATATAGTAACATATAAAGCAGAACATGGAGCATACATTATGAAGCAACAAATGAACCATACATTAATGGATAAGGATATGGAGTTTGATGGTAATCCAAATAACCTAGAACAAGATAACTTAGCATTTACAGGTATGATTTCTGGTAAACCTATCTTTGCTGCAGGTATGAAAATCATTTGGAATGGTGTTGCAGAAGGTTGGGTGTTAGCTACCAAAGATGCTTTAGATCATCCATTACTTGTAGCGAAAGCTATCAGAAAAGATTTTGCAAGAATTGCTAAAGAAAATAATATCAAAAGAGTTCAAACTGCTGTAAGAGCAAACTATACAACTGGCTTAAAATTTGCTAAGTGGTTAGGTTTAGAGGAAGAAGGATTAATGAAAAAATTTGGCTTTGATGGTTCAGATCAATATATGTATGCGAGGTTATTCTAATGGGTTGGGTATCAGCAGTAGCACCAGCATTAACAACAGCAGCACCTTATGCTACAGCAGCTTTAGGTGTAGCACAATTTCAACAACAAGGTGCAGCAGGTAAATTTAATCAAGCAGTACAAAATCGTAATGCTACAATAGCTGAGCAAGAAGCAGCACAAATAGAAAAACAATTAGAAACAGATTTAGTTAGATTTGACAAACAGTTTCAAAAATTACAAGGTCAAGCAACAACATCAATAATAAAATCTGGTGCAGAACTTTCTGGTTCTGGGTTAAGAGTGTTAAGATATAATGCTGAACAAGCTGAATTAGAAAAAGATATTATTGAATATAATGCAAAAGTTGGTCAAGCAAGAAAATTTGAAGAAGCTAACTTTGCTAGAATACAAGGTCAAATGGCTAGACAACAAGCTCGTATGGCACAATTACAAACTTTAACACAAACAGGTACTAGTTTACTATCTATGCAAGGATAATTATTATGCCAAAAATACCTACATATGCAGCAAGAGGAGAAGTAACCACTCAAGTTGGTTCTGTAAAAGCAGATATAAGATCCCCACTCAATACAAGTTTAACTAGTGTTGGTTCTGCTATTGCTCAATATTATGTTGCAGAAAAAAAAGAAGAAGCAAGAGTTAAATCATCTGAATATGAAAATGAATCTTGGAACGAGTTATATAATATATATGACAAATATAAAAATAATCCATATCCAACAGATGCAACTAATGGTTTTTTAGCAGATTCTGAAGCGTATAAACAAAATTTTATTAATACAAGATTAGCAAATGAATCTAAGTTTACTAAAAATGCTTGGCTTCAAAAGTTTGAAAGTAATAAAAGTTCAACATTATTAACTTTAAATAAAACTGCTAGAAATAATTTAGAAAATAAAAATCAAGAACAATTCAACACATTTGCTTCATCAATGTCTACAAGACTAAGATTAGATCCATCTTTTTCTGCTAAAGTAAATTTTGAAATAGATAATGAAGTTAATAAAATTCAAGATAAATTTGTTAAAGAAGAAAAAAGAAAAGAATTAATTAATATTAAAGATGCAACAATTTTAGATATAAATAAAAGATCAGATCCCATGGGATTATTAAAACAATTAAAAGAAAATCCAGAATTATATTCTAATATTCCAGAAGAAAAAGATAAAGCTATTATATTTGCTCAAAATTTAATTGAAGAAATGAATGAAAATTATTTTCAAAACTCTATTGATAGTGTTGTTGTTAATGCTCCTTTTGGTCAATTATCAGATGTTTCTTCTCTTATTGATTCTTCTATTAATAAATTTTTTACAGATCCTAAAGATCAAACAAAAGCAAAAACTTCAATACAATCTTCTTTTAAACAAAAAATTAAAACAATAACAGAAAAGGGTGGTGCAGAATATTTTATTAATAATGATTCTAAAATAAACGAACTTTATAATTCATCTTTAACTAATCCTAATGATTTTAAAACATATGTTCAGATATTAGATAATAAATATAATGAACAAAAAATTCCAAATAATTTTAGAACATATTTACCAACTAATAAAATAACAGAAATAAATGAAACAATAAAAGGAACTCCTGGAGCAACAGAAAAATTAAATATTATTAATGACTTAAAAAGATTGTATGGAAATAAAATGCCTATTATTAATCAACAACTTGATAAACAAGCTGATCCAGGATTATCTTTAACTATTTCCACTAACAGTAGACCTCTTCAATCTTTAGCAGTTCTTGGACCATTAAGTGAAGATAATAAAAAAATTGTATCTAGTAGATTTGGAAATCAAGTTGAAACAAAATTATTAAAAAAAATAGAATCTAATCTTTCTGGTCTTGCAGATATTGTCAGTAATCAACCAGAAGGATATAAAAGATATAGTTCTTATATCGCAAAAAATGCAACAGGATTAAAAAATGCTGCAATGAATGGTTTATTAGAAGGAAATTATGATTCTATTGAAAAAGCTGCAGATAGTGTTGCACAAGAATTTCTAAATGATTATGATATTACAGAAGATACTTTTTATATTCCTTATGATGTAAATGGAAAAGTAGTTGCTCAAGAAGTTCTTCAAGCAAAATCTCAAATGTTTAAAACAAGACTTTATTATGATGCTTCAAGTTTTGAATCTTTTAATGTTGATGTTATAGGATCTGGTGGAACTGCTTTATCAAAAAAAGAAACAATAGAACAATTTGCAAAAAATGGAGAATGGTATATGGATGGAAATACTGCAATAAAATTTGGTATTAAAGAATCTTTTGGTGGTTTTACTCCAATGACAGTTGATGGAAAAAATGTAACTATTAATTTTTTAGATTTTGATGGAGAGTTTTCTGACATGAAAGATGTTAATGGAGAAAGTTACATTATAAATATGAAAGATATATACGCCTTTATAGATGCAGAATATATGGGATTACAGACACCATAATGATAGGATTAGATATATCAGTTAAAGACTCTTCTGAAAAAGATAGATTAACAGCTTTAGACAGAATGCCTACTGGTTGGTTAGAATCTGTTGGTGCTGCTTTTGATTTAGCAAATGAAAATGCTCCAACAAAATCAATTCAAAGAGCAATAAAAAGATCATATGCCGATGAAGCTGACGATGAAATTATACCTATGGCAGAGCTAAATGAAAAATATGCTCCCATAGGATTAACTTTTAAGGAAGATCATAAAAAAGGTTATGTTGATTTATTAGTAAAAAAAAGATTAAATGATATAAAAAAACAAGACATTATATCTCGTGGTCCAAAAAATGTTTTTGCTCAAGGAAGTTATTTTCTTTCTGGATTAGGTGGTGAAATGTCTGATGGAATAAATATTGGATTATCTTTAATTCCCATTGTTGGTCAAGGAAGATTTTTAAAAATGGTTGGTAAGTATGGAAAAAAGTCAGCAAGATTTCGTAGAGGATTAATTGAAGGTGGTACTGGTAATGCTTTATTTCAACCTGCAGAGTTTGCTATGTCAAAATCAGAACAAAGAGATTATGGAGCAATGGATTCTTTATACAGTATTTCTCTTGGTGCTTTGCTAGGGGGTGGATTAGGTCTTGGTTTAGGAAAAATAGGAGATGTATATAAAAAATATACTGGAAAAGATAATATTTATAATGATATTGATAATGCTCCAATAGAGTTAAAAGAAGATCTCATAAGATATTCTGTTGGTCAATTAATGCAAGGCAAAAGAATTAATGCTGCTGCATTTTTAGAACAAACTAAACTTGAAAGAAATAGACAATTAAGAATAAAACAAATTAGTCAAATAAATTTAAAAGCAAATTTAGGATCTATAACAGATGTAGATGTTCAACCAAAAGCAAAAGACACTAAATCAATAAAAGAGTTTAATCAAAAA